CAACATTACCAATGGTAAGAATCCATTCTCAATGTTGTTTAAGTGTAAGTTAGATAATTCAGCTTCTACGAATGAGAATTGTAAAGCAGGAATCCAATCAGGCAGAGAATAATAGTATTTGCCTGGTGAATAGTTCTTAATCCATAAGATTTCCATATTTTCATTTGATGTACTAAATGCTGGAATCTTCTTCTTATATCTTTGTGCTTTATGGTCACTCCAATCAGTACAATAGAAATAATTTTCAATCTTTGGTTTATCGTACAATTTCTCAGCTCTAAAGTTTTGAACTGGAGAGTGATACATCTTTATAATTTTAGTATGCTCAGCGTTCCAATATACTTGGATTGCAGCATTACCATATAATTTTAAATCAAATGCTACTCTTTTGATTTCTTCTTGCGGTAATATTTTACCTAAAGTTTCTTCAAAAGCTTGATTTTTTGTGTAGATACCTTTACCATAGATTAGGTCTGCTATACCTTCTACACAAGCTGCATTGGTTGTAGAGTTGTTGTAAGCATCAATTACGTTTTGGAAGAAATCATCTGGTCCAATAACACCAACAGGCACCCATTGGTAACGTGTTTTTGTATCCTCAGTAATAACTGGAATTTCTTGTTGTGCCATGTTTACAACCGAAAAATTTTGATTTAATTTCATATTAGTCTAATATTATATACTCGTTATCTGTCACATTACTTACATAAACATTTTCCAAAGGAATCTGATTTACATAAGAAGACTTGTTTACTTGCTGAGTTGTAAATACATTGATACTACCATGCCAAATTGAGCAAGTTGTATCTGAAATGTATGCTCTATACTCAGTACCAACACTAGAACTTACCAAAGTAGGAACTTGTGAAGCAGTGAATGATAATTTACTTTCATAAGCATCATAAGAATATCTTGATATAGATGCAGATGTATTTTGTAAAGTGTACATATCTTGCAAATGCATCGTAAGGTTAGAACTTCCAGTAGGTTGTACTCTGAATGTCCATACGTTGTTACTTGATGAGTAGTATGTTAGCATTATCTCGTCTTTAGTTTATATTTTAACAATTTGAGATAAAATAATAGTGATAATAAAAAAGGGTAACACTTAGTGCTACCCTTTAATTATTTCTTATCTATACTGAATTAAGAGTTAGTTCCGTAAACAATAGTTGGCGGGTTTGTTACTGCGCCAAATGGATTACCATATGTAGAACCAGATACGAATGGAGCTGGGAATTGTTCTTGTCCAGTGAAAGTTACTGAATAACCATAAAGGTCACCCAATGCTGCACCAGTCTGAATAGTACCACCTGTTACATCTGCACCTTCTCTTTGTCCCACTAATAGAGTATCACCTGCCATTGTGTGGATAAAGATTTGAGGTCTACCATAAGCCATCAACTTTAATTGAGTTGTCATTTCGTTAGTCAATTTCTTCAAGTTAAGAACTAATTCTTGAGAGAAGAAAGTTGTACCATTATCACGAGATGAGTTTACAGTTTCAGTATAGCTAGAATTTCCTTTTAGGTCATAAGCGTAAACTGTTAAGCCAGTTGGTAATGATTCTAAAAGTGCATCTGCATTAGCTGCTGATGAAGCACCAAAAGAACCTGTATAGTTACAGAAGAATACTGTTGCTATACCACCTACCGAATCTTTACAAGGTTCGTTTCTACCTGCTGATAAATTACAAGCCATAGTTTTAGTTTTTTTAAGTTAATTTTTTTGTTTTAACATATTAAGAGTGAGGGAAGGAATCGCAGTACCTTCCCATTATTCACTCAAATATATTAATAGTTCTTATGGATAGCGATGTCTTCACCGATACCATATTGAGTACCAGCTGTGTATCTCATAATGATTCTGTAGTTTTGAGAACCATCTAAGTTAGCCATGTCTAATACTCTTACTTCGTTATGGTCACTCAATAAACCTGTACCGAAGTATAAGTTTGATTTTTGAGCTGCTACCATAGCAGATGAAGCAAGACCAGGACAGAATGCTAATTCAATACCATTGAAGTTCAATGGCTTCTCACCTACGTTCATTTGGTTGTTCCAACCGTTAGCACCTTGAGCGCCACCAGCTAATGCTTGTTGATAAGCCTTAACTACGTTAGTTGGTACATAAATCATCAAATCTTCTTTACCATATACAGTTTGTGGGATTGCATCTACTAATGCGTTTAATGCTGTTAATACGTTTGCAGAAGTGATAGAACCAGAAACAGATGAAGTTACTGGAGCGTTAGTTCCACCAGCTACAACTGAAGAAGATAATGCGTTGTAAATACCACCGAATTGTCCGTTAGTTGCTGCTGCTCCCTGCCAGATAGAAATTTCAGTAGATTGTGCTACTTTTCCACCTACATAAGAGATTAAGAAATCGTTGAAATCTTTTGGAATCTCATCAAATGCGCTATAGCCCAATTGTAAAGCTTCCCAAGAATCTACGAATTCTTGCTTACATAATTCAAGGTTTACTTGAAGTTCTTTTGGTTCTAAGATTCTCTCAGAAAGAGCTACAGTACCAGAAGTTGTAAAGTTACAAGATGCATCGTTTACGATTGAATCAACTGCAATCTTTTGGATAACACTCTTAAACTTCACGTTCGGCATGATTGTGATGTATTGGTTATCCAATGTTTTAGCTGATAACAACGCTGCAGCAATGTACTTTCCAGCGAATTCACCAGCGTAAGTTGTGGTGATGCTTGGTTGTGCAAAGTTTTGTTGTTTTCTCATTTTTAAATGATTTTAATTATTTTATTTATATAGTTTTGATAAGAAAGAATTTTGTGGATTAACCAATGCATTCTTCTTACCTAATTTAACTCCGTTTTGTACTTTTTGTGCATTTTCATCAATTGGTGCACCATCCAATTTTGGAAGTTCTTCTTCATCAACTTCTTCAGTTGGGTCTACTGCTTCCATCTTAGTAGCTGGTTTAACATATCCAGTTCCTACATCACCAGGTAATGGTTCTGCTTCAACTTTCTCTGCTTTCTTAGCATCTTCTACTAAGTCTTCTTTTACCATAGTTTGCATCTTCTTCTCTAATTCTTCAATTCTATATTGAAGTTTAGTTACTACTGATTTCATATCTTCATCTTCAGGGATTGGATTTGCTGTTTCTTCAGTTGCTACTTCTTCGTCATCACCCATGTCACCACCAGCGATACTTTCCATTTCAACTGCTTCAGATTCTTCACCTTCAGTTTCAGATTCAGGTAATTCTACATTTTCTCTTTCAGTAATTTTACCTTCTGCATCTACCATAATTTTGATTCTTACATCGTTTCCTTCAGAATCTCTAAGGATTACTTCATGTTCGCCGGCTGGAGCAGGAGATTTTCCATCTTCACTTACTACATCAACTTTCTCACCAACATCAAATGTAGGAGATTCTAATATAGTTCCATCAGCTAGTTTTGCGTAAGTAAATTCTACTTCTTCCTTAACCAATGCTAAGGTAGTTAGAATCTTCTTTAATACTTCTGTTGCGTTCATAGTTTTTGTATTTAGTTATTTAACAATTATATATTGAAATATATTAATTTTTTTATTATTGTGGAAATGATCCTGATGGTACATCTGCCCAAGGGTAAGGATATGGATAATAGAATGAACCAGTACCAGTATTGAATATATGATACGTTGTTGCACCAGTATATGTTGTTGTTCCGTTTGTTATAAATGCTTTTGGTTGTCCTGCATAACTGATAACAATTCCACCTTTAGAGCCTGTTACAGCATCTGAAGTTCCATATATTAAGCTACTACCTTGAGAGTAAAGTGATGAAGAAATAAGTTGTTGACTTCCAAAAGTACCAATTGCTTCTCCAGTTCCACCAGCTCCTACTACACCTGATGGTACAAATGGTGAATCATAACCAGGTCCACCTTTACCAGACATTGGGTCAGAATTGATATTAGCATCATATCCATTTCCTCTAGCACCTGCTCCACCACCACCGGCAAATTGATTAAATCCACCTCTTGTTCCTACACTTGGCAATCCACCAACAAATCCTTTGTATAGAGTAGTAACACCAGCTCTTACTAATGAGCCACTACCACCAGCTCCACCATTGTTTGCACCTATTGATGAATTATATGTTTGTATTTCACCACCAAATGCAGTTACTTGATAAGGAATATCATCATTACCATCAAATCCAACAAACTTTGATTCATTTCCTTTTAATCCAGCAGATGATGTTTCTGCTACATAAATTGAATAAGTTATGTTTGGAATGATAGTTAAACTACCTGTCCAAACAAATCCTGCTCCACCACCACCTCTTGCTTGAGCTGCTGTTAGAGCTGGTACACCACCACCGCCACCAGCAACTAATATAGATGCTGAGTAGTTATATCTTTCAATTGCTCTTGGTTGAGAATTTAGTGATGTAAATGTTGTATTATAATTTAGATTTAACATCCAATTTTTATTTTAATGCTACAATGTTTTGTGCAGTTGAAGATGCTGATACAGCAGTAATAATACCAGGTATAAATCCACTTGCAGATGCAAATGTTATTACTGATTGGTCATAAGTTTTTACAACTATACTTCCAACAGTACCTACATACAATCCACCAGCTACAAATCCAAATTGAGGATTGTTTGCGTTAGCTTCTGCGAATGCTGAACCTGAAATTGGACTTACTGAAACTCCACCAGTAAATTGTGGGTTAGTAATATACGAATTTTGAGTTTCTAATTTCATATTGAGTTATTTTTATTATTTAACAATTATAATTTGTTTTTTAGTGATTAAACTATTCCGTATCTATTGATAAAGTAGTTTTTCACATCTTCTAATTCTTGTCCTTGCAACTTACGAGAGTATAGAGCTATTTCATAGAATACTGAATTTGCACTATCAGTTCCATTTGGTAAACTAAATCTTGCATTTTGTGCAATACTCATTCTAAGAGAACCTGAATTATTGAATGTTGCCATTGTTGTACCTGATGCACTACCAGTAGAGTTTGTATCAGTACTAATATATGCATTACCAGTGCCGGTTGTCCATCCTTCATATTGTAAATGGAAATCAGTATCATCTACAACATTTTCTACATTTGTATATAAGCTAGCCGCCCCATTTGTGTAAACATATGAAAATGCTGG